TTCTTAAGAGAGGAATTGAAGCTTCCCAAGTGCCGTTCACATTTGGGCTATAGCGAATTAAATACTCTCGAATGTCTGGCTCTTGGACCTGTGGCCACAGAAGCTGAAGGACCTCGCCTGTAATATCAATATTCAAAGAATCGACATTTGCGGGCCTAGTGGTTTTAGTGAGCGGTGTCGCAAATACCGATGGGACTGCGACTAGGCTTAGTTTCTTACCACTCGACGAAACGGCTAAAACTTTAAATTCATGCTGAATATCAAGCCTTGCGTGATCGACGACATATCTAAAGACTGTCTCCTTAGTCTGTCCTTCGATATTAAACCCAAGGCCGCTATCAACGTAGATCTCAAAGTATTCATAGGCCGTTCCCGCTGGGACATCCCAATCAATAATAACGTAATATTCATAGTCCTTGCCGACCACAGTCCAGTCGTTTTCTAGAACGACTAAATTTGTAATAGGCCCAGGGGGTAGGAATTCAGTGCTATAGACAGGGTTAATTTGTGGATCGTAGGGGTCAATTGTGCCACTACTTTCAGCTGTATAAACCCCATCGGCCTTTTCAATTAAAACTAATTCCGCTGAGAGATCGTCATTCGGAGTAATGCTTTTTACTAAGCAATCAATGTAAACACTTCCAGTAGGTCCAATGATTATTAAATCCCCAACGGCTGGCATAGCACCAGCGAGTTGAAACGTAGATGCTGATAAAATAGTCAAAGAGTCGGTCTGAATCGTACCAGTCGAAGTCGATCTAAAAAGGTATCCATAAGGTCCGCCGATTGATTCAATGGCATCGTCGATCGTAATGACATTCCCAACGACTGTTTTGACCCTAGCTGGAGTGCCTCCAGCCTTCATAACGTCATAGGCTACTCGAACATAGTCCCCTCTGGTACAAACCAAATGCTCAAAGTCCACATTGATCGTAATGCTTTCTTGTCTAAGCCTATTTTGGGCAAGCATGAATCGACCATATCTCCAAGCTTGTTCTTGGTTACGACAGGCGAAGGCCATTAATTCGTCAATCTTTGTGGCATTGGTCTCATTATAGCCATCGTCGTAGACGATAGTTTCAGTCACCTCATAATCTAGCTCGGGCGAAACAAATTTAACGGCTACAGCATGGGGCTTATCACTATAATTTCTAGTCGAATTAAATCCCCAGCTATTTCTCGAGGTAAATACTTGGACGGGAGTCGTCTTGAGTTTATCAATCAATACCCCATATTTTCCATCGACAATATTAAGACTAGCATTAGCCATCGAGGAGATTTGATTTAAGGCCTGTTGGAGTGTTGCCTCATAGTCGAATATGAAATCCGCCATGAATCTTGGGGCCTCAAAAGTAAATCCCGGCGGTGAGGCTGGGACCTCGTCACAATACTCGGCCCATTCAAGGAGACTTGGTAAATGAAGTCTAGATTTATCAATAGCTCTTTTATTAATGGGACCAGTTAATAAATCGACAAAAATCCAAGCGGGGTTTGAAGTCTGTTCCTTTGTCCAAGTAGTCCCATCGTAGGTTTCTAGGATGGAGCTCACAACGCCATTGAGGTTTTGAATAGCGCCATTAAGTTGGTTAGTCGCTTTGATCTTTACCTCTAGGAATAGGTGTCTTTGGGTTGTAACGATCGGGGCCCTATCGTACCTAGCACTAATCCCAATCCAGCTTAAATCGTCGCCAACAGACGAGGTGAAAGCACCAAATGTCTGAAGTCTTCTTACTCGAACTTCAAATTGCCCTAGCTCTTTAGGGACAAAAGTAATTTGAGAGTAGACTGGACCAGTTTCAGCGCGAGTTAATCTCGCTTTAGTCGTCTGAGGGATTTTTATTTTTACGCCAGCATCGCTTTCGGGTGCTGAATATGGGAATCCGACTGCGGCTCTTACGAATTCAAAATCTTCTTGTAGCGGAGTATCAATGAAGTACTTAGTATAGCCGCTAACTGTCGACGGGGTGCTGACCCCAGTTAATTTTCCGACAATTTTACCCCGTATTTCGACAGGCCTGCCGCCTACTGCCTCAGAGGTCGTTTTTATAATGACCCAGTTATCGCCCTTTTTAAACCCATAGGAATCATAGAAAGTAAAATTCCAATTGCCTGATCGACCCCATTCGACTACTTGCCTTAAAAAAGTATAGGGATTTAATAAATCTGTCGCGGGCGGAACAGTACAAACGGAATCGCTAAAAAGACTATCGCCTCCAGCGAAATAATAATAATCAACTACCGATCCATCATCATACCCATACCAAGTGGTAGTTCCTACCTTCCTGAAATGAATTTCTAATAGAATATTTCTCGTCCCCAAGGCTCCATTTGAGTTATAGCCGTATAGACCCGCTGGGCATAAGAAATCTAAGGTAATTTCCGCTTTAGAATTTTGACTATTTAAAGAAGTATTTCTAATGGCCTCATACTCAGCAACAGGAGTGCCAACGACTGTCTGATTGCCGTTTAGACTAACGGCAACACTATCCGCTTCGAAATCCCCTTTGTACCAAGTAAGCTTATTAACTAGAGGCCTATCCCAAGGGCCCTCGTCAGTCGTGGGCTTATTGAAATCAACAAGACTATATTGAACATCTTGAAATTCGGTTATTGGGGTATCGCCTATTTTTATGTCGCTTAAATAAGCTGGGCCAAAACCAAAGTCATAAATGGCATATAGATATTGGATTAACTTTCCACTCGAATCGACTTCAAGTTTTATATAAGGGTTAGCGGCCACATTCGGGAAAATTTTGAACGTCCCATAGACTTTGGGAACATTTCTATAGCGCGCTACCTGATTGCTTTGGCCACTAATATAGTTTTGGCTATCTTCGCTATTCAACCCACCTTCAGCAAACGTCGGGGCGTCCGGAGGGAATAGGGTATTTAAAAGAGCCGCTGTCCCGATTGTGGCCGTGGCTGTGAGAATCGCACCGCCGATCGTTTGACCGCCAGGAAGAGACGATACGACAAGAGCGACGGTAATCACCACAATTTGTTTTAATAATGCCCCACCTTCCCCAGAAGAAAGTTTCGGTGCAATCAGAATCTTATCCGAGTCCCTTAGGGTAATCTCATTCCAGTCTTTTGGATCAGTGATTTCTCCGTTTAAAAGGACATGAAAAACATCTTCAATTGGATGAGTCAGTTTTAAAGGGGCTAAGACCTCCTCCACGAGGACCTTTAAATTTTCCCCGTCTGCAATATCTTTTTCAAAATCCCCTTTATTATCGCCTAGAGATGAAAGCCTAATTCTCAACATATTCTCACCCCTTTTTTCACGCGATAAAACCCAGTAATTCGGTTCTCATATCGCTCAATCCGATCAATCACGCTTCCAGTTTTCTTTTGGGTATGGAGCATTTTCCCGTCCCCAATATAAACGGCTATGTGGCTTTCAACCCCAAACATACGAATCAAAATCAAATCCCCGAATTTTAATTCGCAATCGTCAATACAAATGAAGTCTCCGACATTTGTCGAGATCAGTTGTCTTGTGGTCTCAGCGTCTGGGTCGTGGATCTCAGTATAGTGTTTTAACTCAATGCCCAGATAACTTGCGTAAAATTGCCTTGCTACTCCCCAGCAATTCAATTCTTCGTAAGGAATCCCGATCATTGGTGTTAGATCATTCTTATCGAGTGCCATTAAAATAGCCCAGGGAAGTTTTTAGGGTCATATTTCTCCGATCCAAGGGCTGTGTTCATAAAGTTATCTAAATAGAGTCGGGCACTGACTCTTTGTTTATTATAAGTGACATTCCCGATTTTTAATTCCTCAAGACTAATTTGAACGTCGTCTGGGATAGAAGCCAAAACTAATTCAAGCTTACAAGTCATTGGCGTTGTGACCGTTCTAATCTCATCAATTAGTTCTAAGGCCACGTTATCGAATTCGATACGGGCTTCTTTGACTGTCTCTCCATCGTCTGCGGGCAAGGTAATCTTCATCGGAAATGCCGTAAAGGTAAGGTCCCGTGAGATGATATTTTCAGAGTTATTTACCAGTCTAATGTCGGCAAAGGAGTCATGGCTAATAGTCACGAGCATTAAAAAAGGATCACTACTTTCCTGAGCATACAACTGAGCGATTAATTGAGGAGAGATAGTGTTAGCCATTAGGGTAATTTCTCCCATTCCATGGAGACTCTAAAGTTCCCGCCTCCGATTGAATCAATCTTTGGAGGATTTACGAATCTGAATTCTTCTTGAACTCCAGTGATTGGATGATCGAAAAGAAAAGGAGTCACACCTCCATTAAGAGTAGTGTCGTAGAAGTTTTTGAATGTCGTGTATTCAGAAGTAGTCAGATTGATCGTAGTAGTAAGGTTTTCTACTCCTTTAGTGTAGCGCCTTCTGACCTTAGCCGGACCGACGTCCATGTCAGAGCGTACAAGAGTATCCCCAAGTGTATATCCAAACCCCTCTTCATTCACTATATCTTGTAAGCCAGAAGGCCATAATTCAGCCATTATTTAATACCCCTGTCTTTTAATGCCGTATGCGGCTTGGAACGTACGATCGAAAGTCCCATTAGCAATCCCATCTCGAACTTTATTAGTGATAAGCATTTCGATCATCTTCTCCCCGTTCGGGCCAGTCGTTTCATTCTGAGTGATCTCTGCGCCAGCTTGGTTATTGATATTAATAATTACTGGGGCGGTCGTCGCTTGGACTCCAAGTTTCCCGTCGGGCCCTCTTTGAAGAGGCATGATAGC